ATGTCACCATCCCCACCGAGACCCGCGAACGCCTCGAGCTGGACCCCACGGGCGTCTGGGTTGCAGTAGCCGGTATCACTCTTACACATTGGACCATTCTTGGGACCATACAACCACTCCGCGAATGCCGTCTGATCCCCTGAGATTTTCGTCACTGGGTTCGACACGAATTGACGATCCACCCCATTACGCATGTACTTGGGGAGGGGTGATCTTGAACGCCCACCATCCATAGGAATCTGACCACTTGTGTAGTTATTCACAAAAGGCTTGACACTAGGATAATAACACGCTTCTAACCTATTAGGGGCATCCGTGAAATCGGTGATGAGCACATTACCCATGGGGTTGTCCTCGGTGGGCATCTGACACTGGGATTCACCTTCAATGGTATATCCTATGGTGTCCTTTACCATATTCGACCTATAAAGAACAAAGATGACAGAGAGAACCATTGCACCTAAAACAAATATCCGTGGATCACGGCGAATGAGATAAATGAGACAACTCGCATAAATGACAAAACGAGAGGCGGCGTTAATACGATCTTCTGGGGTTTGCTCATTTATGGGCCAAAATTGTGAAACCTTATCAGCTCTGATGAGCTGCTGAGGATCATCAAACCAAACTTTCATTTAATATATATTGAGGTTTATTTTTTAGGTAGACTACCAAGCATGTTTCCCATCATCTTCATGAGAGCATCCTGGTTGAGGTTACCGTCACCGTCTTGCATTTTATCGGCACATTCCTTCGCGATATTCTCAATCATCTTTAGGGTATCATCAGGGATGGAAGTGATTGTCGTACCAAGCATGTATAGAGTTTGGAGATACTGCCAAGTTGCAGACCTGGTAGCGGCAGACATGCGCTCCCAATAAGACTTGATATTGAGTTCCTTGAGGAAGTCGATTGTATCAATCTCAGTGAGAAGGAATGACTCATCCTTCGTGGAAATCTTATCCGCATAAGGGGTGACTCCCTTCATGTAAGCATCCACAACAAGACGTGGGTTGGTGGATTTGAGTAAGTCGAAAGACGTCATCATCTTCTTAATGCCTTTTTCCTCTGGAAAAGTCTTGTGCAATTCCACAAGAAATTGACCCATCATATCATTGAATGCAGTGACAGATGCCATTTTCTTATTCTAGCGTTATAATCTTTAAGTTTAGAAAGGATCAGAAGAAATCGACTCCTTCTGTCCAATACCACCTGAAACGATGAAAAATACGAGAATCGCATTAAGGGTAGCAGGTTTGGTGTATTTATTAAGTTCTAATTTACCTTCATTGTTGAGGTGCGCCTTCAGGTGAATGTAGGCCGCAGTGATACCTCCAGCGATAAGAGCAGCACTCATGGGATCACGAAGATAGTCGGAGAGTTCCATTTAATTATACCGGGGATTTTTTGTACGCTGCTCAGGTGCGTCTCCAAAGAATACGTCATCATCATCGGATTGAGGTTGGGTCTGGGCCTGGGCCTGGGCCTGGGCCTGATGTTGAGGCTCCATTTCTTCCATCGGTTCTGGTTCAGGGGCTTGAACACCTGGGACTGTTTTGAACTCGTTTTCTAGACCAGTGGGCTCTGGGTCGGGAGCACCAATGGATTCTGGTTCCATCTCTGGTTCTGGTTCGGGATAGGGCTCTGGTTCAGGCTCACCATCGAATACATCTGGGTCTGCACCATCGCGAATTTCCCCATCTAAGGAGATGTCACGAGAATCTTGTGACATGTAGGTCTGGAGAATCTGTTGCACGGGGATGAGTTCCTTAACTGTATTCTCGATACAGAGTGTAAATCGCGTAGTGAGCTTATCATCCCTCATATATTCGCTCTGCTCATCACTGAAAATGTAAGGGTCTCTGTAGAGATCCTTGGCGATATTATTGTAGCACGTCTGGATGAAAACTTCCTCAGTTGGAAGTCTGAGGGAAATCTTCTTATTGTCCGCCTTGAGACGAACCGCAGAGAGGATCTTTGTGCAGGCAACAAATACAGCGGCTAGAAGGTCATTAAACCATGCACAACGGTTAGTGATGTTATCCGAATGGTTCTTAGACATGGCGTTAGACCAGTTGGGAACTTCCTTGAGAAGCTTCTGGAACATAATCAGAACCTTACGACCTTTAGACAAATTCGTAGCTTCGTTATGCATATCCTGAAAGACTTCAATCATGGGTGAGCACATGATGAGACACATCTGTCCAAGGTACTCCTTTTTCGCTTCGACCAATATATTGAGGTTGTCCATTTATGATTAAAGTGGTTTTAAAATTGAGATTTTACTACGCACTCCCCCTGTATTTATTTGCAATCTTCTTGAGGTTCATGAGATTTGGGAAGCTCGTATCTTCCTCCACCCGTTGTTTCTTTTCCTTTTTCTTTTTGGGAACGACCCAAGAAACATAAATATCATGATCACTCACGAGTTGAACAGTAAATCCACCAAGTACGAATTGCCTGGCGATGTATCTCGCAGCTGCACTTCGATCAAACACTGGATAGCCCAGTAGAAACCCTGGAACTGTTAAGAATATCTGTTTGTGACCAAGTTCTACCGACTGTTTAATTTTTGAAGAAAACTGTTCGTAAATTCTCGTGTAAATTTCTTTACGTATTTGCTTTCTTTTATCATCAATCTTAGTGACATCATCGATGCTGATCATTACAATTACTGCAATTTATTTTTTACCGAATCCAACTCAGCCTTGGTTGGGACCGCCACCTCTTTGACAATTTTGTAATCGAGAAACTCTTTACCAGGGGAACCATCAGAGAAGGCCTTCACATCACTAGGTACCTGAACACCGAGAGGTTGGGAACGGAGAGAAATGAGAGTGACCTTACCACTCTTTTCAACCTCATAGGAAGCAACAACAGAGAAACCAAATGAGAAACCACCTTTCTTCACAGTCATGAACATACACTCGTAGATGTCCTTCTCATCACCCTTATAATGACGAACCGTAGTCGTCTCGATGATATACGTGCATAGACCTGTACGCTTGGAGATTTCCTTATTGGCTTGGAGTACAAACTCTTCCATGTTGTCATTATCAACACTTGCTTCAACCTTTGTATATTTAGAAAGGTCTGGTCTGGGATCGTCAAGCTTCACAACTCCAATTGGTTTTGTGTACCCTGAAAGACCAAACGCCTCAGTGAAAGATTCGCGGGAAGTTGTCAGATAAATCACCAATACGAGAAGAGTGATCACGATAAAGTAATTCATATTTACTATAATGCGTTAATTTTTTTTTACAAAATACCCTATAGATAATAGATGTCGCTCCTGATCTTTAGTCCAAGATGCAAACACTCTATGGATATCATCGAGTACATTAACAAAGTTCCCCAGCTGAAGCAATTGGTAAGTTATCATAATATCAATACACAGGGTATTCCACAAAACTATAAGAACAAGATCGACCGTGTCCCCACGATGCTCACGAAGAATGGTAAGATCCTCGTAGGTAACGAGATCAAGAACTGGCTCGATTCTCTCTTACCGAAGAAAGATGTTGAGAATGGCTCGATTGGTGGTTTCGGTGGGTCTATGTTCAGTCTTGAGGGTGGTGATAACAACTCGGATATGTTTCGTCTTGATGATTATGGACAATCCCTCCAACCTGCGATGACAAAGGAATTAGAAGAAAAGATTAACCGTGAAGTATCGAAAGGTGTGGCGTATACAGATATAAAGATGTAACACACATATCATAATAGATATGAAACTTGTGACGATACAAGCTTCTGCTTTTAAATCTACATTCGAGGTACTAAAGGATATCCTTAATGATGTGAATATATACTTCAGACCGGATGGAATGTATGTCGTCACCTTGGATACTGCGAGGACCTCTCTCATTGATATGCATCTTTCCGCTGATAACTTTGAAGAATATCATTGTGATCAGGAAGAAATTATTGCTGGTATTAACATTTCGAACACTTTCAAACTTTTAAAGACAATCACAAATAATGATGTTCTCAAGATGGCAATCAACTCCAAGGAATATATGGACATCGAGATTATCAGTGAGACGAAGAAGACGAATTCCAAGTTCCAACTCAAACTCTTAGACATCAATGAGAGTCGCATCGAAGTCCCTGATGTTGAGATGACGACAATAACCACCCTCCCATCCGCAGACTTCCAACGTCTCTGTCGTGACATGTCTAACATTGGGACAGACATTGAGATTTGTCGTGAAGCTAAAAACATTCATCTAAAGTGCGAAGGTGACTTTGCCAATCAGGAAACGGTCATTGTGTGCCCCGATGAGAGTCCAAAAATTACAGGGCTGTATAGTTTAAAGTATCTGAATATCTTTACAAAGGCGACGAGTATGTGTGCGTCTGTGCAAATTATACAGGAAATTGGGAACAGGTTTTTGATTCTCAAGTATAATGTAGCTAATTTAGGGGAACTCAGGTTTTATCTAGCGACTAAGGTATCTGAAGATCCGTAGTGAAATCCTCTAGTGTTGAAAGAGTCTTTTTCATGCCTAATGTATTGGCTAAAATAATTTTGGGAAAACTCTCTTTGAGTGTCTCCCTATCATAGTATAAAAAGTCTTCGAGTGCTACTTTTTGTCCATGGAAATCATTCCTCGGACCCGAGTATCGTTTCAGCTTTTCAGTAATGTTTCGCACGGGTTTGTCATCGTGATCGACTATCCAAGCACTATTCAGGGGGATACTGAAGTGCATCGCATTATCTTCATTCTCACCAGGTTTGAAATTAATGTCATTTGAAATAGCTGTATATTGCTTACCATTGAAGTAATACCTCACACGAAGAATGAAATTCTTAACATTTTGGGGGATCAGTGTATGTCGAAAGTTTTTACCTGTAGCGTCTACGTAGTAATTCTCGAGAATACCATCTTCCCAGTCTTTACCCTCTTTCAACCAAAAATCATCTTCGATCATGTAACTCATGTCATGATCCACATCATATTCAATTTCTTCTGAAATAATTGAATAATCCCGTGGTGTGGTAAGATATTTATAAAAAAAGAAAATGGAACTTAAAAGTTTGGTAAGCATATCTTTATATGACATGGAAGGTAATTTTTTAAGTAGGTATAATAACCGAATAGATGAATGGAGTGACTTGATAAAGAAAGATCCAACAAATAAAAAAAAATATGAATCAGAAATGGCGGATTATATCATAAAATGTATGCCATTTATGAATCAATATGTCGATGATGATAGAGAAGGTATGGACGAAGTGATAAATACAGATAACATTTTCAATGTAAAAGAGACCGTCGGTTTAAAGAGAAAAGATATTTTCAGGGATTATCTCATAGATGTTGAAAAAAAAAATGTATATAAACCTATTGAACGAACACGAGATCGATGTTTAACTTGCCCTGATAGTAATCTACTTCATTTTCAAAATACGAGTGATCTCGTATGTGAGTCATGTGGTGCAATCATAGCAATGTTAATTAGTGAAGAATTGACATATAGAGAAGAGCAAGAAACATCTGAAAAGATTGTGAATTATTCATATAAAAGAGAAAATCACTTCAATGAATGGTTGTCCCAATTTCAGGCCCAAGAGATGACCTCAATACCCCCAGAAGTCATTGAACAATTGAGAGGAGAACTCAAGAAGATGAAAATTAAGAAATTAGAAGACATCACACACTCAAAAATACGCGGACTTTTGAAAAAGTTACGACTCAATAAATATTATGAGCATGTTCCATATATTACAAATATTCTCAATGGTATCAAACCTCCAAATATGCCACAAGA